AAGTCGCCAAAGTCGCCAAAGTCGCCAAAGTTTCTGAACTCGTGGAAGCAGCGAAAGTTGCCAACGTCGCCAAAGTCGTGGAAGTCGCGGTGGAAATCGCGGAAGTCGCCGAAGTCGCCAAAGTCGCCGAAGTCGCCAAAGTCGCCGAAGTCGCCAAAGTCGCCAAAGTCGCCGAATTGTCAAAAGTTGTAAACATTCATACATGTAACATATGTAATAAGAAATATCAAACATCATCTGGATTATGGAAACACTCCAAAATATGTAATGTAAATATAACAGAGACTATCAAAAAAAATTTATTTCAACCATTATCAAACGAGCTTAAAACTTTAACCAATCTAGTAATAGAAATTGCAAAAAGTAATAATGAATTACAAAAACAACTGGTAGATGTGTGTAAAAACAGTAGTAATACACATAATTCACACAATACTAATTATTCTCATAACAAAACGTTCAACTTGCAATTCTTCTTGAACGAACAATGTAAAGACGCCATGAATATTAGTGATTTTGCCAATTCGTTTGATTTACAATTGTCAGACTTGGAAAGTGTAGGCGAACTCGGTTATGTGGAAGGGATTACCAAACTTTTTGTGGATAAATTGAATAGCATGGATATTTATAAACGTCCTATTCACTGTAGTGATGCTAAGCGCGAAATCTTATATGTGAAAGATGATAATAAGTGGGAAAAAGAAGCGAAAAACAATCCTAAACTTCGTTATGCCATAAAAACGATTTCCTTTCGCAATATGAAACTTGCCGCGTTATGGAGTGTCACCTATCCCGAAAGCCAAGATGGCGATTCGCATCTAAACGATACGTATTTGAAAATAATTAAAGAATCAACCGGAGGAAATGGTGACATAATTGATAATGAAAATAAAATAATTAAGAAGATTAGTAAGGAAATTCTTATTGATAAAAATATTTAAAGTAAACAACTTTTTTTTGTATATGCTCAAATACGCTCAAATTTGTATTGCGCAGTTGGACCCTTGCCTATAATAGTAAGGGTACCGACCTGGGTAGGCTGACCTAATTGGTAACTTTTCATATCATAGACTTCATTTGTATCTTTTCTATATGCGTATTCAATCCCTTCAATCACCACTGGCACGGCTTTCCACGTGACCGTCGTTTTATTTTTTTCGGAAATATTATCCAATTCTTCCTGGTCGATAGAGGGGTAATACGCAAATTTGCCTGAATTCGTCGATCCAAACGAGAAACACTTCAATTGCTCGGTCGACCCTTTCTTTGAATGCAACACACAATCAATCGAAGCCTCTTTAACCGCAGTTAATATATTTGTATTAATATTTTCTTTTATCGTAGCGATTTCATACAAAGCTTCGTCGCTCGTCACCGGGGTTAAACTGTTAACCTTACTTTTATCCTTTAACCGCAACTCAATAGAATTATCGCTTTCGAGTTGCTTCTTAGAGAAAGTCATGAGATAAAGAAACACACTCACCGTGCGTAAAGCTTCCGGCAAATCTTTATGACTACAAATCCTCCGCGCCCGCCCGATAACTTGTTCAATACGTACCGGGTGCCAATATGATTCGGTAATATGCACATAACGCACGTTTTTCAAATTAATACCTTCAGCTCCCGAGGCAGAAATCATCAATACTTTTATAATCTCGCCGTACATATTGTTGATCGCCATTTGTTTTAATTTGGTTTCAATTGCCGGGGGCACATATTTCCAATCGCCGTTAAAAATATTCCGCATAATTTCCTTTTCTTCAGCCGTTTCTGTACCCGTATACAAGGCAAACCGTTTTGAATTAGCTAATTCCTCCTCCGTCATATTCAATTGCCAAGTTTCCCCCATTTTTTTTATTTTAAATTGGACAAACCCATTTGCCTCGAAGACCAGTTTCAAAATACCAATCCCTTCCAAGGTACGAAATTGACTATAAATTAAATGTAACCCTTCGTGATCCACGTCCTTTACGTTGTCTAAAATCCGCAAAAACTTGGGACTGTATGTTTCCAGCGCGGTCGGTGTTAAATATTTTGCCCTATTCTCACTTAGTCGTTTCAAGACATCGCGAATATTCTTTTCATATACACCTTTATTTTTTACCAAGCCCCCTGCCCCGTCCCCCGCCAGCAAGTCATCCGCTTCATAACGTCCATCCACATTTTCTAATTTTTCTTCATTGGTTAAAGCATCTAAGGCATCTTCGTCAATTTCCGCTGACACCGACGAAGCCAAATCCCCGTCACCCGGCATTGGTCGACGAATATCGGGCCGCGGAAACACAAAATTACAAAAAGCCCGAGAGAAAATACGATAGGTCGACGATGATTCCTCATCTTCCTCTTTCCCTTTTTTCCCCCGTTTTAATTCTCGTGTTTTCTCTAATTTACGCTCTTCCACGCGCGCTTCTTCATAGATACTAAACTGAAAATCACTTAAAGGTATCTTCACCACATGAAAATCCTGACTCTTGTTATACTTCGGCATCAAGGTTTCTTGGGCACTACGAAAATAAGAAGTCAGGCCGAGTATCCGCCGTTTAAAGAGAGTCATATTTTTGACTTCTTTGGTAGCATCATTAATAAAATACGCTTTAAAATCGTCGATTTTGTCGGGCAACGCTTTATAGCTCGCCACTTTCACACTGCCGGGAATAATCTTAACCCCGTTTTTCAGTAAAATCTTAGTAATCAATTTCAAAAATTCCTCGTCATCGATATCCCCCCGCTCCCCAATACGCACACCTTCATAGATGTCCGCTTTCGTCTTATTCACAAATCCAAACGGATTGCGGGTGATGTTAAGTGTCGTAGAAGTTGGTTTATATTCTAAAAAATCCATTATATTTCCTCCCAATAATGTACTTTTAAACAGCGACTGTAGATATTCTTGCGACATTTTCATATCACTGGTCACCGCTAGTTTCAAACTCCAGGTCTTAATTTTCCCCCGCAAAATATTAAAAAGAATTGCAATTTCATTCGGATAGTTAATAATGGGCGTCCCGGTAAGTAAGACAATTTTCGCGTTTTGCGCCGCCATTAAGTACTCATATAAGGTGCCTGACAACGTGTCGGACTTGCCGAGTTTATTTACAATACGACTTACAAAGTTATGGGCTTCGTCAATAATGACCACCGTATTATCAAATGGATTAATTTTTCCACTTTGGGTTAATACGGCTAGGTGACTTTTGCGTAGCCCGTTATAACTTATAAACGTATATTTATGTGAAATCATTTCGTTGAGTTGTTCGTTTAAACTCTTCTTCTCCTTGGCGTCAAGCTCGTCAAAGTTGGATTTCTTCTTCATGTTGACCATCCATGCGCCCCCCGCCTTGCGAATAAACTCCACCGACAATGATAAAGCCCGAGAGAGAGTCTCGATTAGTTCCGGCTCAACTATAGTATCGATAAATTCCCAAAACTGATTTTTATGATATAATTCATCTCCGCATTTTTTCAACTCTTCAATAAAGTTCATGCGTAATGAAGCGGGGGTCATGACAATAATGCGTTTGCCGTTCTTCATGCCTTCGGCGATTGCAATCGAAGAACAGGTTTTGCCGGACCCTAACCCATGAAAAAGCAATAAACCCCGATAAGGCGTATATAAATTCAAATAGTCGCGGACAATTTTCTGATGCGTCATGGGCGAAAAAGGGGCATCCGGGTCAAAATCACAGGTTGCTCCGCTAGCCTCGGTTAAGAGTTCTTTGGAGTATTTGCCAAATAAGGAGGACATGAAATTTGTAAAGATTTCGCGGTTATTCATATAATAGGAGGACGCACTGAGTAAAACGGGTGGTTCCTTGGGCTTGATACGTGCCGTAATATCGTCCTTACCAATTTTTAACATAGACGCAGGTCCTTCTAAGATAACTCCAATGGTGGGGGGTTTGGGTTTCGTTTTCACAACTCGTTTAATAATTATTTCTTCACCTTCGCCCTCCGCTTTGCCTGGGCCCTCCGCTTTGCCTGGGCCCTCCGCTTTGCCTGGGTCTGCACCTTTGCCTGGGTCTGCACCTTTGCTTGGGCCCTCCGCTTTGCCCACCACCACCGCCTTAGTACTAGCGACAGCCTCTCCCTCTACCGGTTGCACAATATCTAAAACACCTATTGGCTCCGACCCTTCTTCTTCTTCAATCACGAATTTAAGTTTGGGTTTCGTATTTGGCTTGGGTTTCGGGACCAGTTTATCTTTTGGCATTGTAACACCCGGCACAACTACAGTACTAACTTCTGGTGATAAAGCTACTCCACTAGCAGCACTTATGTTTTTCCCTGAGATTTTCTGTAAAAATTCCTCGCGGTCAAATTCGGCAAACTTTGTCTTATCTACTACTTTTATGTTTAATTGTACCGGTTCTCTCATTGTCGCCGGTTGGGAGGGTAAGAGAATGTCAAATTTAGGCTTAGGTGCTGGTATATTTTTAATTTTCAGTTTAGCTAAAATATTAGCATTTGTGGTTAAATTGGCCGACATATATATAAAATTAGTATATAAATTTATTTACATCTTTAGCATTTAATATATATCTTTCACATTTAATATATATTAACTACTAAATGTTAATATATAATTTTTATATAATTTTGTAAAAAGAATAAAAAACGATTTAATCCAAACAAGTACGTTGGATTAAATCGTTTTTTATTAAGATTTTTTATTAAGATTTTTTATTAAGATTTTTTATTTTTTTATCAAGTTTTTTATAAGTATTTTATTTTTTTATCAAGTTTTTTATAAGTATTTTATAAGTTTTTTATTTTTTTATCAAGTTTTTTATTTTTTATCAAGTTTTTTATTTTTTATAAGTATTTTTATTTTTTAGTTAAGCACGTGTAAAGCCACGGCTTGAGCCGTCTGCGCCAGTTCATAGAGGCTGTTTTCCTCGGCTTCGTCAGTATAGAGTGTTTGCAAAGCCACGGCCCGAGCCGTCTGCTCCAGTTCGTAGAGACTGAATTCTTCGTCTTCGTCATCATCTAAGACACGTAAGGCTACATCTTCGGCCGTAACTTTTAAATCCGCCAGAATACAACGTTCTTCATAAAGTTCGGCCGACGGTTGGGCGGTATTAGTGCGGACAATCCAATAAGTGCCTGTCTCTTTATTCACGCTGACACCAGTTTTACTTTTGGTGCCGGGCTTAATAATGTTATCTCGAAAATCGGCCACTTTTTTGGTGATGAACCATTTGATATACACGTAGGCGCTAAAGAGGGACTTTTGGTGTTTGCCTTTGTAGGTAGGGGCGACGGGCACCACTTTAAATTCCACACTGGTCACCAAGCCGATTTTGTTTTTCAAAAATACGTTTTTTACTGTGTCAAAATTCGCATCAGCCGCATCTATACGCGGAATGTAGAGTTGGCCGTAGGCCTCGTCGTCGTGTTCGCCGTGGTAAAAATCTGCCTGTCCGCCATTAGTTTTGTTGTCATAGTCGCCGTGAAATGGATTATAGAGAGCCATATTGTTTTGCTGGGCTGTATTGCTGTGCTGTATTGCTGTGCTGTATTGGGTTTTTTTGCTGTGCTGGGTTTTAGGTAATACTACTTCCTTAAATCCTAAGAAATATTTCAATTTTAAATATTTCCCCGGAATTTTCAAAAATTTTTTAGAAAATTATTGCAATTGTTTAATAGCCACCTCACACGCAATTTGCTCAGCCTTTTTTTTAATCTTATGCAACCCACTCCCCAAGAAGACAAACACATGTCCGGATTTCATTAATTCACTTTGTATATTCGAGAAACTACCATATTTACTAAAAGGTTTAGCTTCCGAAATATGGACTTGGTGTAGCGGTTTCCCCACACAGAGATACACCCCCATTTCATACCCCGTGTCCGTATGCGCCATTTCCAAATAGGCCGGGGTAGTTTTAAACTCTTTTTGCAATTTCACTTGTAAAATATTCTTAAAATTATCATCTGTATTAATCAGCTTCACCCAGTCAATATGCTTCTCAAAGACATTCTCCACAAAAATCTGCGCCATTTGAAACCCTGGACCGGTCACAAATATATCCTGAAACCAACATTCTTCATCTCTGACCGAAATTTTGTTAAAGTCTAGAAATAAAGCCCCCAGAAAAGCTTCGAATAAACAACCCAACTTTTTCAAATTTGTCCGAATCTTCTTTTCTTCCGCGAATTTCGAAATAATTAGCCATTTATTAATTTGCATATCATAGGCGAGTTTCCCAATATGTTCGTTTTTCACCACCGCGATTTTCTTCTCCGTCATAAATCCTTCATCGGCTTTAGGGAAACGCCGATAGAGATAATATTTGGTAATTAGCTCCAATACTCCATCGCCAATAAATTCTAACCGTTCATTCGATTTAGTTTTCAAGTCCACACAACCTTTAGGACAATTTACGATAGTTACTTCATTATCCTTATTTTCAATCGCCGGACGACGAATATAAGAACTATGCACGAACGCCCGCTTATAAAGTTCAATATTATGCACGGGAGCATGTATACCATATTTTTTAAGAATAGATTGAACATCGTTCAATGTAATCTCAACATTGTCGGTATTATAGGGATTGAAAACTAGTTTGTCGCCACATTTAGTCACATCGCCATCTTGCTGAATGGATTTAAAATCCCCGGTCGTAGTGGTCATCTCATCAGAACTATCGTAATCACTCATTTATAGATATATATACATATTATTATGGAAATCTGTTTAAATACATTTAGATAAATATATTTAGAGAAATACATTTAGATAAATGGACGGTAATTTATTATTCTTGATTTGTACATTTTTAATTATTGTTCTTTTTTATTCACAATTTATGCATTTACCTTTATACTTTTTATAAAAAGATATTTACCTTTATACTTTTCTTTTCTTTATACTTTTCTTTTCTTTTCTTTATACTTTCTTTTCTTTTCTTTATACTTTTCTTTTCTTTATACTTTTATTCTTTTTATTGATGAAAACATAAAAATAAAATATTTAGCTAATATATAAGAATGGTTTTAATGAATGGAAGCAAAAAAGCGCGCAATCAAACGTCAATTATTAATCGTACAAATACCTTGGGTGGAGTTAAGAAAGCAGGTCTTGTATCAAAAATTGGCCATCCGTCGAATCTTTTCTTTCGTTTAGAACGAAATACTCCCACTCCCGGCTACTTTCCTCTGGCCCACTATTACAGTACCGTAAAGGGCACGGTAGGTATGATTTATCCTTACGCATAAAGGTGGGTATATATATGTCTGTCTGGGTGGTTTAGGCAGATAATTACACCATGCTTACACTATGCTTATACTTTTAACGGCTCAAACCCCGATAATTAAACATAACAAATAAAATATAAAAATATATATTTATATTTATATTTTATATAACATATGACTGATATACATAATTTTACTAATGTATCAGATTATTTACCTATTTTGAATTCGGTAATAATTACAGATATTTTTGTAATTATATTATTATTAAAGGGCTTAATTAAATCAACTGTCTTACAAGCTTGGTATAGAAATTTAACATTAAGTGCAGTAATAGCCGACGTTTTAATTATAGTTCTCGGTATAATTCTTACTCGGTTTTTATATCCTTACATATTTTCAAAATATACTTTACTCCAATTCTTGTTATTAGCTGTGCTGATACAAATAACTCATGATGTACTTTTTTATGTATTTACCTTGGCTGTGCCTAGAGGTAAAAGCCAAATATTAGATATTTTCAAAGATTATGGTAAAGAAAAAGGGTTTGGGGCTATTATCGCTGATAGTTTAATGATGATATCGTCCATTCTTATAGCCACATATTTGAAAGGACAGACGCTAAATTCTAATATAATTATTCTTATATTTAGCATTTATTTAGTGCCCTATATGGTTTATACGGTATAATTATTCACGTACTGCTTTGCTTTGCTTTGCTAAAACGGCTTAACAACAAAGTACTTTACTTATGTAATAATGTTAATTAAAATCGATTACCGAGAGACAGACCTTTTAAATAAAATAACCACTCTTCTCTCTAGCAAAAAACACACAGAGCTTACCGTCCAACCAGAAAACCTGCCTCTAGGCGATATTATAATCTGTAGCAATAGCGGTGAAGAAAAACTTATTCTAGAGAGAAAAACCTTGGCCGACTTGGCCTCCAGTATCCGAGACGGCAGATATAAAGAACAAGCCTTTCGTCTCAACGAATGCTCTATGCACAATCATAATATTATGTATTTGATTGAAGGTAATTTACAACAGTATAAGCCTTTTATGTTGGGGAAAACGCCGATTGATAAATATGCCCTGCTCTCTTCCTTTGTGTCTATTTGTTATTATAAAGGTTTCTCTCTTTATAAATCCAATAATTTAGATGAAAGTGCCGAATGGATTATTCAGTTAGCTTATAAAATAGAAAAAGAAGGGGGAAATGCCTTTTATGCGCCGCACATATCAACGGAGCTAGATACAGAAAAAAATATCGATAAAGAGCTCGAGAAAGACTGTTATAGTTCCATCCTGAAACGCACAAAGAAGAACAATATTACTCCGCATAACATTGGGGAAATAATGTTAAGTCAAATTCCTAACGTAAGCACCAGCGTAGCCATCGCCATCATGGCCAAGTTTAAAACACTTAAACACTTGTTGGAAGCATTGCAGGCAGATAAAACGGCCTTGGGTGACATTAAAACGACCAATAAGGGAGGCCAAGCGAGGAAAATTAGTAAGACTAGTATTGAAAATATTTATAATTATTTGGTAGCTGAACCACCTTTAGAAATTACCATACATGCGTAATATTTATGCTAATATTTATGCTAATATTTATGCTAATATTTATGCAAATATATATGCTAATATTTATGCTTAATATTTATACAATTATATATTATTTAATAATATATAATGGAATCAGAAGACATTTATAAATACATTGGGTTTTTTATTGTAGTATTGTTCTTAATATATATAGTTATCCGCACGTTGAAATTTCAGTTTATGGCTGTAGAAGGCATGACCTCAGGTATTACCAGCGGTACTGCCACCGACAAGGATAAAATACCCGAAGCGATTAAAAGCAATACAACGCGCATGGAAGATGGCTTATTGCTGGATAAGTATACCAAAGCATACGAGGATACCATTATTGATTTAGACGCTAACGCAGATATGTACTTGCTCGAACAAGTTTTACAAAATGCCGAAAAAATCTCTAGTGACCCCGGCTCCGAGGAAAATCAAAAACTAATTAGTAAATTGAATAACGTTAAGAGTTTTAAAGAGAGCTTAAACCTGGCGATTAAAGTTTTGGATAAGAAATAATTTTTGCAATAGGTATTTATTTATTTCACATACACAGCCACTTCATTATCTTTATAATAATCTTTATCTATTAAGGCTTGGGTAAATTTCGCTCCCCCCCAATTTGTATCCATAGGATTGGGGCTAATTGCTCCTTTAGCTTCATTAAACATTTTATCCAAGGGCGTATCTAGACCGATATATTGGTTTTGTCCGTCAAACCCCGGATAGCCATTTTCATTATAGGGTTTATCATCCTGGCCCGCATCTAAAAGCTTAGTTTCATCATTAGGCATAACATTAGCATTCGCATAAGTATTCATTTTATTTCCTTGTAACATGAGGTCCGGTAACCCACCGTGCATATTTGTCGGGCTCGGTCGTGCTTTATAGACAGTATTACCTTGGGTGTCGTAGGCTTCTTGCACATATAATACAGGACATTTTATGCCTTGGCGCCGTTGCCATTCAGTAAACTCGACATATTCTTCCAAATTTTTAAATTGCAACGGATTAACCCCGGGAACTTTGGCGATGTTTGAATTATAGAGGAAAAAATCGGTACCTCGTTGAAAAAGCATATTAGCACATCTATAACGTCCCGTAAAGGCTTCATAACTGGGATACGTGGATACAAAGTATAACCCTAATAAAAATATAATAATTATAATGCTGAGTTTATACATAATATATATATTGGTAGAAATAATATTATCCGTTGAAATAATATTATCCGTTGAAATAATATTATCCGTTGAAATAATATTATCCGTTGAAATAATATTATCCATTGAAATAATATTATCCGTTGAAATAATATTATCCGTTGAAATAATATTATTCTCTAAATATATAATGAAATTTATAAGTATTACCCCCGAAAATAATAATGCGGCAGATTTTTTAAAAATAACAAATCAAATGCCGTCTTTTGTAAAATTATATAGTCCAAACTGTGGACATTGTACGGCCATGCAGGGCGCATGGGATGAGATGGCAAATAAACCAGAATTAAAAGGTTATAATATGGCTATTATTGAAGTTCACGCCGATGTATTAGATAAGATAAATAGTCCGGCGATGAGTGTGAACGAAGGTTTTCCCACTATTAGGAAGGTGTTAAAAAACGGTAAACCAGCTAAAGATTATAATGGAAATCGTTCTACCCAAGATATGCTTAATTTTATCCAACAAGAATTTAAGGAAACGAAATCAAAAACTCATAAGAAGAGAAAACTACGTAGAAAAGTAGGACGTACGCTTAAAAAGCGAACTCGTATGAGACGTAAATGAATATAAAATTGATTTATATTAAATATAATATATTAAATATAAATATAAATATAGTGTTAATGTTATCGAACATGGCAAGCAAAGCAGCAGCAAGCGAAGCAGCAAAAAGCGTAGCAGCAAGCAAAGCGGCAAGCGTAGCCGCAACAGAAGAACAATTATTCTCATTTAAACTCTTAGTCTTTAATCCCTATGACGCAGAATGTAATAAACCAACGGAAGACGATGATTATGATGAAAAAAAACCACTTAAAGTATTCTTAGTGCAAATGTTCGGTATTAATGAACAAGGAGAAACCGCGTGTATATTTGTCGAGGGTTATACACCCTTCTTCTATGTGAAAGTGGGCGATACTTGGGACGAGTCTATGCGTGTCTGTTTTATTGCGAATATAAGCCGTGCGTTAGGAGAAAATTTCGATGAGTGCATCATCGCCAGTTCATTAATGAAACGAAAACAATTATACGGGTTTGATGGGGGAAAAGAACACACTTTTATTTTAATTCAATTCAAGAATGAGGGGGCGATGAAAAAAGCTGAAAAACTCTGGTATAATATACAGTTGAAAACTCCTACCACCGAATATAAAAAAACCTTGAAACCCGAAGGCTACATGTTTGAAGGGTATTCCACCCTGCTCTATGAAACGCAAGTCCCCCCGTTACTGCGTTTATTTCATATTCAAGAAATAAGTCCCTCCGGCTGGATAGCACTACCTGAGAGTAAAGTCACCCAACATGAGCTTAAAACGACCTCGTGTACTTACGAATATACCATCAAATTTAATCATATTATATCTCAACCGAAGAAAGAAACACGGGTGCCTTATAAAATCTGTAGTTTTGATATTGAAGCGAGTAGCAGTCATGGAGATTTTCCTTTAGCAGAGAAAGATTATAAAAAACTTGCGATGAATATCGTGGATTTGTGTTCCCCCGAGGGACCTTATTATAATGAATATGATATATCGGACGGGTCAATAAGCGACTTGATTAAAGCCATTATTCTAACCGCATTTGGTTTTCCAGAGGGTGAACCAATTGATTATGTGGACATTGTCTATCCGCAAACCCCAGTCACTGTGGCGATGGTAGACGCGCTCTTTACAAAATGGATTGCGATTTGCCCGGCCAAGTATAAGGGTGAACGCGCCATAGATACGAATAAACTATTTGAAGCGGATTCGGAATCAGATTCGGCCACGGACAGCGAGGCCGACGCGGAGGGCGACACAGAAGATGCTCCGGGGGCAGGTCGCGAGGAAGGTCTCAAAGAAGAAGGACTCTCCTTAGAAGATGAGCGCCCCGGTTTCAACTGGCGAAAATATAAAAACAAAATAAAACCTTACAAAAAAAAAGGCAACATTACGGATTTACTCGCCGAGAGCGAAGAAACGCGTGATACCAAAATCGTGGAAATAACCCGCACCTTAAGTGATATCTTTCCGCCATTACAAGGCGACACGGTAACTTTCATCGGTTCCACCTTTCTCCGTTATGGAGAAAATAAGCCGTATTTAAATCACTGCATCGCTTTAGGTACGTGTGATGACGTCGAAAATGCCGAGATTGTGCGTTGTACCACCGAAACAGAACTCCTGTTACAATGGACGAAAATTATCCAAAAAGAAGACCCCGATATTATTATTGGTTACAACATATTTGGTTTTGATTATCAGTTTATGTTTTCGCGCGCCAGAGAACTCTGTTGTGAACGGAATTTCTTGCGACTGTCACGCAATAAAAAAGATATTTGTCTAAATCGCTCCTGGAAAAATGGTAAAGTCAGCTTTGGTTTAGAAGAAACCACCATTAATATTGCCAGTGGACAACATGATTTGACATATGTGAAAATGACTGGACGTCTGCAGATTGATTTATATAATTATCTAAGACGGGACTATCAACTAGCCCAATATAAACTGGACTATGTCTCCGGATATTTTATCGGCGACGGGGTGAAAAAAATAGAACACATTGCCGGTAATACCAAAATATACAGTAAAAATTTAACGGGGTTAGAAAATAAAAGTTTTATAAGTTTCGAAGAAGAGGCCCATTCAATCGACGCTTATAAAAACGGCCAAAAATTCGAAGTCTATGACGTAGATATAAAAACTTGTTCGTTTATGATTAAAGGATTGGAAAATCCTAACCTGCAAACCAAAAAAGTCCGTTGGGGGTTGGCCAAGGACGACTTGACACCCCAAGATATCTTCCGGATGACAAATGAAGGGCCCGCCGAGCGGGCAATCGTAGCGAAATATTGTATTCAGGATTGCAACCTCGTACATCACTTGATGCGCAAGATTGATGTTATCACCGGCTACGTGGAGATGGCGAATTTGTGTAGCGTGCCCTTGGACTTTCTGGTCTTGCGCGGACAGGGTATTAAATTAACGAGTTATATTGCGAAAAAGTGTCGGGAAAAAAATACCCTTTTACCGATGCTGGATAAAGGCGATATTGACGAAGGTTATGAAGGGGCTACTGTGTTAGAACCCAAATGCAATTTATATCTGGATGAACCGATTGCGTGTTTAGATTATAGTTCCCTCTATCCCTCAGCTATGATGAGTGAAAATATTTCCCATGACAGTAAAGTATATACCCGAGAATATGATTTAAACGGAAGGCTTTTAAAAGAAATAGGTATTAAAAATGGCCAGGGGGTATTTATTTATGACCATTTGCCGGGGTATGAGTACGTCGATATACAATATGATACTTACAAATGGCAAAGAAAAGGAGGCAACGCCAAAGCCCGAATGGAAAAAGTAAAGGTCGGATATAAAATTTGTCGGTTCGCTCAGTTTCCCGAAGAAAAAGGGCGGGCTATTATGCCGTCCATCTTAGAGGAATTGTTGGCGGCGCGCAAGGCTACACGTAAATTAGCGGAGAAAGAGACCGACGACTTTATGAAAAATGTCTTGGATAAGCGTCAACTCAGTATTAAAGTGACCGCGAATTCAATGTACGGCCAGACTGGGGCGAAAACCAGTACTTTTTATGAAAAAGATTGTGCTGCGTCGACGACGGCTATTGGGCGGAAACTGCTAACATATGGGAAACGCGTCATTGAAGAGGCTTATAAAAATCAAGTACTGCCGACCAAAAACCACGGTCTCGTGCGGACTAACGCGGAATATGTGTACGGTGATACTGATTCAGTCTTCTTCAAGTTCAATTTAACCGAGCCGACGACCGGAGAAAAAATTCTCGGGGAAAAAGCTTTAGAAATTACGATTGAACTGGCCAAACAAGCGGGGCAACTGGCTTCCAAGTTTTTAAAAAAACCGCATGATTTAGAATATGAAAAAACGTTCATGCCGTTTTGCTTACTCTCGAAAAAACGGTACGTGGGTATGATGTACGAAGATGACCATTTGAGTTGTAAACGTAAATCGATGGGTATCGTTTTAAAACGACGCGATAATGCCCCGATTGTAAAGGACGTCTACGGGGGGGTTATTGATATTTTGATGAAAGATAAAAAGATTGAAACGGCGATTAAATTTCTCAAAGAATGTATGCAAAACATTGTCGAAGGTAAATATGAGATGGATAAACTCGTTATTACCAAATCTTTGAAGTCGAGCTATAAAAAACCACAACAAATCGCTCATAAGGTTTTAGCCGACCGAATGGGTAAGCGGGACGCGGGAAATAAACCGGGTAACGGGGATAGGATTCCTTATATATATATTGAAAATCCTGACCGCAAAGCATTACAAGGGGCTCGTATAGAAACACCCGCATATATTCTCGCCCATAACCTGAAGATTAATTATGCATTTTATATTACGAATCAAATGATGAAACCTTTACAACAAGTCTTTGCGTTAGTATTAGAACAAATGAAAGATTTTCAAAGGCGCAAAGGGTTTACGTCTTTGCGTATTTGGAAGAAGGAATTAGAAACTTTACGTAAAAAATATCCTGACCCCCAAAAATACAAGGTTAAAGAAGAGGCATTACGAAACAAAGAAGTAAAAGTGTTGCTCTTTGATGAGTATATACGGAAAACTAACAATGCCAACAAGGGGGCACGGGAAATTACGGATTTCTATAATGCTTAACCACAAATATTTTATATATTTATAAAAATATATAAAATATAAAATATATAAAATATAAAATATAAAATATATAAAAAAATTGAATTGAATTATATTTTTTATATTTTTATTATATTATCTTATCAACATGGAGCCAAACAAGTACTGCATTATTTTACCGACTGACGCAAACGCAACCGCAAACGCAACCGCAAATGTAAACGTAAACGCAAACGCAAACGCAACCGCAAATGCAACTGATTTTGACAATGTCCAAGACGATGCCCAAGACAATGCCCCCGACGATGCCCCCGACAAAGACTTAACCGGTTATTATCATTTCCGCCACCCCTATATATATAATAAACATGTATATTCTCAGGATTTCTCTCTACGTATTAAAAATAAAAGGCAAAAAAGAAAGAACAAGACCACCCCTAGACCAATTACACACGCACAAATATGCTTCGAAGGCAATCCATGCGGGGATTGTCAACAAGAATTATTAGATTTTGACCGTGAAGACCGCCGTGAAAGAAATATCAAACTTGACCGCCGAATGAAAGAACATGGGTTTTATGAAATATAGTTAACCCATAATAATATTTAACCCTTAAAAATATATTTAATCCATAAAAGTGGATTTAAACACATCTTAATAATAACTATAAATAATGGATTTTCACTCTTATGAATATAGAGGATTAAGTGGTCTAGCCAATTTAGGCAATTCTTGTTATGTAAATTCCTGTATGCAAGTCATTTCACACACGTATGAATTAAATACTTTTCTCTCGCAAAATAACGGTAAATATAAGTCTTTATTAAAGAAAATCCCCGACTCTGTAGTTTTACTGGAATGGGATAAGCTACGCGAAGTTTTGTGGTCTAATAATTGTACCATAGCCCCCTACGGTTTTGTGAAAACCATTCGGCATGTAGCCCATTTAAAAAAACGCGATTTATTCACAGCTTATCAACAAAACGATGTCCAAGAATTTTTATTATTCATGATAGATTGTTTTCACACGGCTTTATCGAGAGAAGTGGATATGCAAATTTCAGGCGATAGCAAAAATGAAACAGACAATCTAGCCGTAACAGCTTATAAAATGATGCAAAATATGTATAAAAAAGACTATTCCGATATGTTAAATATATTTTATGGCATACATATATCGCAAATCACGCAGATGGATACAAATGCAATTATGAGTATGTCGGCCGAACCGTTTTCAGTTATTAGTCTCTCTATACCAGAAAATAAAATCAATCCCTCGCTATTCGATTGTTTTGACTTGTATTGTGATAGTGAAATATTATTTGGCAATAATGCCTGGTTTAACGAGCAAACGAGACAGAATGAGACTGCCAAAAGACATATTATTTTTTGGTCTCTCCCAAATATTATGATAATTGATTTAAAACGTTCCAAATTGAATCATAAGAAATTGCACACGTTAATTGACATACCACTGGATAACGCGGATTTTTCGAAATATGTCAAAGGTTATAATGCTTCCGCCTATATTTACGATTTATATGGCGTCTGCAATCATTCGGGCGGAGGTGGTGCCGGGGGACATTATTTCGCTTATATTAAAAATGCCAACGGTAAATGGTACAGCTTTAATGATACTATGGTGAATGAAATCGCTGCCGATAAAGTCAATTCGCCAATGGCTTATTGTTTATTCTATCGTAAAAAAAAATAAAAAAATAAAAAAATAAATTGAAATATATATAAATGAGTATTAGTTTAGATTCAATTACTTTTCCCAATATGTCAGGTCTGGATACAACTCAACACAGTCCGCCGGTTAATGGCCCGGAACGCATTGTGGGACCAAATGTTGGCACAAGCACCGGCTATACAATTCCTTTAGCTTTTATCATAATTGTGATAATCATCATAGCTTATTATGTATTATTTTCTTCGTTAGGCAGTGATGGTGTAGCCAGTATAAGTAATAACGCCATAGAATTAATCTTATGGGGTTTATTTATTTTGTTGTTACTTTTAAATGGTATGGCGTATATTTTTAACATTGACGTCATCGCCAGCATTAAAAATGTTTTCTCTCCTGTAACGACGATTGATGTTGACATAACGGAAAAAGATAAGGGGTTATTTCCATCTATCTCGGATAATGGTTTAATTAAAAAAAAAGAAGTATTTCATGTCTCCGATAATAAATATACTTATGAAGATGCCAAAGCCATTTGCAGTGCCTATGATAGTAGTTTAGCCAATTACAACGAAATAAACCAGGCATATAATGATGGCGCCGATTGGTGTAGTTATGGGTGGTCCGATAACCAAATGGCTTTATTTCCGACCCAAGAAGAAAAATGGAAGAAATTGCAAACGATTAAAGGTCATCACCACGATTGCGGACGCCCAGGTATTAATGGGGGTTATATTGCGAATCCAAATGTTAAATTCGGGGTAAATTGTTACGGTTATAAGCCTGATATTACTAGTGAAGACGCCCAACGCATGCAAAATCAACAATTATATCCGAAAAATAAGAGAGAAATTATGTTTGATAAGAAAGTCGATTACTGGCGGACAAAACTAGGGGAAATTATGTTGTCGCCTTTTAACAGCCAGAGTTGGAGTATTATCTAGACCACTTAGTAAAAAAAATTTTAAAAAAAAAATTTTAAAAATTTCATAGGAAAATTTTAAAATTGAAATCAATATATATATATTAATTAATTTTAACCCAAACCAAACCAAACCAAATCAGCAACTTACCAAGCAACTTACCAAGCCCAAGCCAAACCAGCAAACTTACCAGCCCAAGCCAAACCAGCCACTTACCAAGCCCAGCCCAGCCCAGCATTTTACCATGTCTCTTACACATAAGCAGTGTGAAGCGAACGAATATGGCCATTGCAGTGGTAATACCACAGAAGAGCAGGTTATCTTTAAATATCGTGACTCTAAAGGACGCACCCAAGAGGACACTGTCCTATCCGTCACTTTGTGTCAAACCCATGCCCGGTGGTTATATGAAATTAACGAAGGTAACCCACTAGAGATGCGTGGCGATGAGGAGAAATCCGCTCTCCATGACGACTTGTTCAAGTATTTCGCCGACACGGTCTCCATGTACACATTGCTTACCTATAAAACATGTGTAGATGGCGTTACCACAGACAAATATGTCCTACTTCAAGGGCGAGATATTGACCACTTCCTTCTATTGCTCGAAAAAGAAGATAATTCCATTTCGATGATTGATGAAATTGGCGTGTTTCAACCGCTCTTGCACCTATCCGAACATGAGGGCATTACTGTATACACAGAAACAATTTTTGAAATAAAAAATATTCAGAGTGAACCGGCATTGTTATTGTTGTCGACAGGACAAATCGACTTGTATTGCTCGGTTTATCTTTCCCACTTTGTTAGTAGAAGATATTTCCATGTGGAAGCCAATCCCACCCTTGGCACGGAATACACCCTAAAGCCTGTGCCCGAGGCTATTTGCAAGCATTTTACTATTCGTTGCAATGAAGCGATTGGCTGAGAGCCTATTATTACCCGCTAAGAAAGAAAGAAAAAATAAAAAGAAAAATATAAAATAAAAAGAAAAATATAAAAAAAAAATAAAAAAAAAAAAAAAAAAAAAAAATAAAAAAAAAAAAAAAAAAAAAAAAAAAAACAAAACAAATAAATTTCTGAGAACAAAACCCTGTACCACAGAATAATATTGTTTTTTTTTTCAATAAAGCCCTGGTTTTTTAAAAAATTAACAGCAGCTGCT